CGTTACGATGTTCATTCGTTAAACAACTAATCGCAACGCCCTGAGCAAGGCGCAAAAAGGCTCAATATCTTAGTAATAAACTTAACACCTATATCAAAATGAAAAATACCGACAAAAAGAACGTTTTTACCCTCGCTTGGCAGTTTGCACGCCAAACTGGTCTATCATTCAGCGAATGCCTAAAAAAAGCGTGGGCAAATATCAAACTCAAAGCTAAAATGAGCACCCAGATAGTACGCTTTTATTTTCAAAAAGTAGACGGCTCAACACGTGAAGCGTGGGGTACATTACGCCCTGATTTGCTACCCCAAAACGAGCACTCTCAACGCAAAAGCAATAATACTGTACAAGTATATTTCGACACCGAATGCCACGAGTATCGCTGTTTTAAGAAGTTCAACCTTGTAAGTATCGCATAAAATCACTATATTTGCAACAAATAACATTACTCTAAAAAATTACTAACTTTTTACTAAATCGCAAAAGCGTTATATAGCAACAATCGCCGTACCTTTGCCCTACCAGCGGGGTAGAGCAGTAGGCTAGCTTGCGTGTTTAACTTGCACGAGGTCGCTGGTTCGAGTCCAGCCCCCGCAACTAATAAAATATCACAATATGAAAGTATTAACATTACAAATCAAACGCCCTTATTTAGAAGATATTCTATCAGGGGCAAAAACAAAAGAGTATCGTGAAATTCGTCCAAAGAATGCCGATAAGTATGTTATCCAAAATCCAGAGGCAGAAGATGAAGACCAATGGCTTCAACCAGTAAATTATGATGCTATTAGGTTTTTCAATGGTTATGCAAGCAACCGACCTGAAGTACTTATCGAAATTACCAACTCTGAAATTGAACTATCTATCGATGAAAATGGTGAAGAAATCACCTACGAAGAAGATGGTCAAGAGTACATCGAAGCCCAAATGGTTTATACATTAGGCAAGGTGATAAGTAAGAAAAATATTTAATAATCCTTTAAAACATTCAGCTGAGTTAGAAAGACACAAATCCAAAAACAAATCAACAGAACATCGGGTATTAGTAGAGTAGCCCGATATGGTAGAAATCAAAAAGGTCAAGCGTTGTCAGTACAACAACGTAGGCGAAACGTATATGCTGCTGTTAGAAAACAAGCAGGACTTTCAGCGGGTTAATATATGAATATCTACCAACACACACAGCAAGTAATAGACACGGTTAAGGCTAAAACTAACCGTGTTTTGCTATTTTATTCCTGCGGCAAGGATAGTATTGCATTACTACACTGGTGCGCCCAAAACTTCGATGAAGTAGTATGCGTATTTATGTACTTTGTAAAAGACCTTGAACATATCAATAAATTCATAAACTTCTCAAAAAAGCAATACCCTAACATCTCATTTATACAGAGACCTCATTACGCCCTTACTTATATCAATAAATCAGGGTTATTCTGTACCCCTCAAAATACACGTATACTCAAACTATCAGATATTATACAATCAGTACGCCTTGAAACACAAATTGAGTACGTATTCTTAGGAATGAAACAGTCCGATAGTATGAATAGGCGTATAATGTTACGACAATACGAAATGCAAGCTATTTCACCTACAAAACTCGTGTATCCTTTTTCTCTATGGAAAGACAAAGATGTATTGCGATACATCAGTAATAACCGATTACCCAAACCTATACAATACAGCAATAAAAAAAGCAACGGAATAACCTTTGACCTTGATGTATATCTATATCTACGCGAGCATTACCCTAATGACTTGCAGAAAATATTAGATGTTTACCCATTATCTGAAAAAATACTATTCGACTATGACCAAAAAAACAAAAACACAAAAGGAACTATACAAGCAAAGTGAAACCATCACCATAAACCGTTCACAAATAAACTTTGCTCCTTTCAATCCTAAAAGGCATACAGACGAGCAAATAGCACAAATGCGTAAAAACATCAAAAATGTAGGATTTTTAGGTGGTATTATTTGGAATGAACAAACCTCAAACCTCGTAGATGGGCACAAAAGAGTAATGTCCCTTGATATTATCCACAAGTACGATGGTACACCCGAAACTGACTACACAATCAAAGTAGAAAAAGTGTCTTTTGACCTTAAAACAGAAAAGGAACAAAATATATTTCAAACACGCTCGCGTACCGAACTTGACGAGGAACTAATGAGATCACTCATTCCTGATATTGACTATCTCAATGCGGGGCTTGATGATTATGACCTCAATCTATATGCGGTCGATTATTCTTCCTTTGAAGTACCCGACCTATCACAAGCTATAGAAGATACATACGCTCCCATAAAGCAAGAAAAAGACATTGAACAAGAAATATCCAATGAAGAGAAAAAACAACAAGTCAAAGAAGCAAAAGAAGCTATCAAACAACAAGCTATTGAAAAAGCCCAAAATTTAGATGCTTACGTAACGCTTTCCTTTGATAACTGGAAAAACAAAGAAGCCTTTATGCTCCGTATGGGGTTTGACCCTGAATTTAAAATGATAAAAGGGGAAACACTATCGGCAAAGGTAGAACGCATAGACTAATAACATTTAATAACATTTGATATGAAACCACGTAAGAAGATAGATAATGAAAAATATACCGACGAGGAGCTTAAACAAGCTCTTATCAAGGCTAACGGACAACCTACTAAAGCTGCCGAAATACTTGGCGTTACCTATCCATCTGTATATGGGCGTATTCGTAAAAATCCTGAATTGGAAATGGTACAAAAAGCCTACCGAGCACGTACATTCAATGATGTATCAAACTTGGTATCTGTCATTGCTATTATGGGTGTTATTCGTGAGCCTCTTACTGATGAAGAAGGTACTGTAATACCTAATCAATTCCGTGAAGTGCCAGTTGATTATCGTACTCGTATGACAGCTATGCAAACAGTACTATCCACCTTCAAAACAGACGACGGCATAAAGGAGGAAGTATCTGTACAAGGCAGCATAGACATAGCCCAATGGCTAAAGAACAACAACAAGAACAATGATTAAGACCCAACCTGTATATGATCCTTTGTACTTGAATAAGGATAAGTTTATCATTATAATCACTGGAGGGCGAGGCTCTGGTAAATCGTACAACGCCTCTACCTTCCTTGAACGCTTATCTTTTGAAGCAGGTCATAAAATCCTTTTTAGCCGTTACACTATGGTATCAGCTCATAACTCTATTATTCCTGAGTTTGAGGAAAAGATACAAGCAGAGGGAACACAAGCCTATTTCAGTGTAACGAAAACGGCTATTAAAAATACCTTTTCAGGTTCTGAGATTTTATTCAAAGGGATTAAGACATCATCAGGGAACCAAACCGCTAACCTCAAATCATTACATGGTATTACTACTTTCATAGGTGATGAGATGGAGGAATGGGTAGATGAGGAATCTTACAAAAAGCTCTTGTACTCTATTCGTCAAAAAGACATGCAATTGAGAGTTATCCTCATTATGAACCCTTCTAATGCTGAGCATTTCATTTATAAGAAGTATATCGAGCAAACACATAAGGTAGTAATGATTGATGGTGTGGAGGTACAAATATCCACTCATCCTGATGTGTTGCATATTCATACTACCTACTTAGATAATATCGAATACCTAAACGATATTTTCTTACAACAAATCAAGCGCCTTAAAGAGGATAGCATTGCACAAGCAACTGATGAGCTCGGCAATTTCTCTCAAGCCTTGTTTAACAAAAGTGAATACGCACAAAAGATTATAGGTCGATGGGCTGATGTATCCGAAGGGGTAATATTCACCAACTGGGAGATTGGAGATTTCGACACCTCATTACCTTATGGGTACGGACAAGATTATGGATTTAGCATCGACCCTGATACACTCATTAAAGTAGCAGTGGATAATCGTAGCAAAGTCATCTACATTGATGAAAAATACTATAACAACAAGCAATTATCCTCTGATGGGCTTTAC